GCTCGGTTCTCGGCCCGCTAGACACGCGCTCTCCCGATAGGACGCAACGTGGCGTCCTCCTGAATCTCGAACTGCATGGGGAAGTTGCCGAGCTGCCAGACAGCCCACACGCCGCCCTTCGGAACGTCCTCTTCGTCCTTCACACGAGAGAGGAGAGCGCCCACGCCGCTCGCTGCGCGGACAGTCTTCGGGTGCTTCCCATCAGCCGTGCAGACGAGCCAGAGACTCATGTTCGTCGCTGCGTTGGCCTGCTCGGTTCTCGGCCCGTCAGGAAGCATCGGCGGCAGTGCCGCTTGAACGCCCAAAGGTGGTAGAACGCCCACAGCGCGTGCCACCGCTGGAACCACTTACGCAGCCAAACGCGCGGCTCGTTTCTCGGCCCGCCGTGTCTGCCTTCTTGGGTATCCGGCAGCGACCCCACTTCTGAGGACGCACGAACCCGGCGGGCCGAACTTGAGTGCCTAGGCGTCATCGCTGACCTCTTCCATCCCAACCGCCCCGCCGCCGACAGCCTTGAACTCGGGCAACTCCAAGATCGCCCCAGCGAGCGCGTCACGCTCCTCCTCGGAGCACGGGCCGATGAAGAGAGACAACTCGTAACGGTGCTCGGTTCTCATGCCGCTATCCGTGTCTCGATGTGGGCCAAAAGCTGCCCGCCGATCAGTTCCGTGTACGCCGGCGGAATCGCCTGGGTCGCCGTCTTCCGATCAGCCCACGGCATCCCCATCACCTCGAGCACCTCCGCCTCGGTCGAGGCTTTCTTGCCGCGCTTCTGACCCTTGCTCGAGCCCTCCCCGTAGACGCCGACAGGCTGTCCTTGGGCGGCGTGCATACACGGCGGGGCCATGAGCGGCCAGTTGGTCTCAAAGAGGCGATGCCGGCGCACACGCAAGCCGAGGCTCGAACCGCAGATCGTCACCGGGTCGATGAGCGGCGCGCCAGGCACGTTCTCGATCACGTACGGCAGCCCGGTAGCGATCAGGAGCTCGCGCACGGCCGCGACGAGATCGGGGTGACCGCTCTTGTCGCGCGTGACGACGGAATACGCCTGACAGGGCGGCGAAGCGTGGATCGCGTCGAAGAACTCCAGCCGCAAGTTGTGAGCGAAGCCGAAGTAGAGCAATCCCTCCATGAACCCGAGAGCGTCCGCCTGGATGAACCGATCGCCGCAATATCTGGGCTGCGCCTTGACATCGACTCCGATGACCTCGAATCCGGCCCGCTGGTAGCCCTTCGCGCATCCGCCAGCACCACAGAACAGGTCAAGGAGGAGCGGCCGCCAGTCAGTCACAAAGTCCTCCCGATACGGGCCTGTAACAGCACTTCCCGTTCGCTCATGACGCGACCGCCTGCAAGAACTCCGACAACCGGACAGCAGCCTCCCGGCCGCTAGCCGGGTAAAGGTGGCCGTACCGTTTCCAGATCAGCGACGCGTCCGGCTGACCCTTCCCATCCGTATGCCCCAACGCAGCCGCGATCTGTAACGGGTTCGCGGATGCAGCAACCATCAACGACGCGTAGCTATGACGCAGGTCGTGAACGTGCAACCGTGCGAGGTCGTCAGCGCGCGCACCCTTCGCTTCCTTAGCGAGCCGCGTAACCGCCGGCCGCCACACTCTGGCCCGGAAGTTGTTGGGGTTCCACATGAGGCCGGTGGCGGTGGGGAAGATGAGGCCACGCTCGTTCGGCGACCGCGCAAGCAACTGTTCGCGGGCGATGTGTACGGCTTCGGGGCAGAGATCGACACGCCGCCGTTTCCGGCTTTTGGTGCGGCCGGTGAAGCTGCGTTGTACGAGCACGGATCCGTCGCCCAAATCGAGGTCGGTGTCGAGCAGGCCGAGCAGCTCGCCGAGACGCAAACCGGACAGGCCGCCGAACAACGGGAACCGGCGGATCGTCTCCGGTATCCACCCGCGCGACTCCTCCAACGTCATCTCGCGCCGCACACGGTCGGCAGGCATCGCCGCAGACAACGCGACAAGCTCCGGGTAGGTGAGGAACACCGGCTCCCGCTCCTCATAGCCGGGTGCAGCCACGTTCAACAGCAACGGGTCGAACCTTTGCCCGCGCTTCTGCGCGTCCCTCAAAACCTGTTTGACGAGGCCGAGCCCCATCTGCGCCTGCCTCGGCGCGACCTTCGCGGCCGCGACCGTGGTGTCCTCGAGGACGGCGGGCCTTAGCGCGACCAGCGGCACCTGCTCCAGCACGGCGAAGTGCGGCCACGCGGCCTTCTTTCGGGTCGCCGTCGACGAGGACACGCCGAGCTCCCACCGCTCCAGGAACGACGCCATCGCCTCCCCCACAGTGATCGCCGCTTCCTCGTACAGCGTGCCGAGCTGGGCTTTCCGGGTGATGTCTGTCCGGAACCGTTGCGCGTCTTTCTCACGGATGAACGTGCGTGACCGTGTCTGGTTGTGTTCACGCCAGATAACGTCGTAGCGTGCTTCTTTGCGGACCGTTCGTTTGTTGATGTGGGCCATTACCGCCTCCTAGAGATAGGTGTGACGGCGGCCATTCTCGGCCCTTCCGCATGACCCCGCACCCACGCCCTCAACTCGCCAGGGTTGAACTTCCAATACTTCCCCCACCGGTACGCAGGCAGCCGACCAGCACGCGCTTCCGCGCGGACCCACTCGACGCCCATCCCGAGGATGTCTGCGGCCTCGTCAGCGCCGATCAACGGCTCGATGTGGCGGGCGGGCTCGGTCACAGGATTTCCAGCCAGTAGGCGCGGCGATAGAGACGGACGCGGATGCAGAGCAGTGGCCCACTGCCGGGAGGCCCGTAGGTCGCCCGCTTGACGCGGAACCAACGCCGCCTTGCGCCCTCTCTGCTCTCAGGCATGGATCTGGCCTCCGTCCGGTTTCGGCTTCGGCGGATGGGCCAAGCGAACCGCGTACTGGCCGTCAGGCAACGACGCCGGGTCTTGCGTCTGCCCCCATTCCAGGAACATCGCCTTCGCAACCTCGGGCGACGGAGCGAAGCAGCGGTAGACGATCTCGCCCGCCTCGTTCTCGATCACGACCTGTCGGGACGGCTTCTCGCCGTGAATCACGACCGGGATGCTCAACGGATCTGCCAAAGCGCCCTCGTGGTTGTCAGTCGAATTCACGGCGAGCCTCCTCGTCCTGCACATCGTCAATAGCCCGTTCAAGAACGCGGCTGATCTCGTCAGCCGAGCGGCCGTACTCATCCATCAGGAGCGCGCAGGCATAGCCGATGCCTTCCTCGATGTGGCGGGCGCGCACGTCAGGGTCGTCGGTCACGTTGACCTTGATGATGGCCTCCCAGGTCACGCTTGCGCCCTTGGGTGGTTGGACGGTCACGCGCTCGTATTCCTCAGCGCCCACGACGCCTCCGGGTCGGGTAGGCGGTCGAGCGGGTTGTAGATGTGGTCGAGCAACTGCCGGCCGATGTACTCGGTGTACGCGGGCGGGATCGCCTGCGCGAGCTCGCCTTGCGTCATCCAGTCGATCCCCATCGCGGCTCTGCCGGCGGGCACGTCGGAGAAGTGGCCGACGATCTGCATCGCTTCACCAGGCACGGGGGGACGGCCCATCTTCGTTTGGCGCGGCGGCGGAGGGATCAGCGTGGGAACCTCGACCCACCAGTTCGTCTCAAACAGACGCGGACGGTGGACGTTGAGTCCCTCGAACATCTGGCCTTCGAGCATGAATGGATCGCGGAGCGGGGCACCCTTGACGTTCTCGATGACGTACGGCAGGCCCGTAGCGATCAGGAGCTCGCGCGTCTCTGTGATGAGGTCCTCGTGCTCGTTGCCTTGAAGCTTGCGGGCCTTCGTGTACGCCTGGCACGGCGGACTCGCGTGGATCGCCGCAAAACGGTCGAGGTCGAGCCGCCGAAGGATCGAGCGCGCGTCACGCTGGATAAACAAGAACGGGTAGTGCGGCTGCGCGCGAATGTCCACGCCCGTCACCTCGAAGCCTGCGCGCTCGTAGCCAGCCGAGCAGCCGCCGGCGCCGCAGAACAGGTCGAGCAGCCTCGGACGTTCACGAGCGCCCTTGTCAGTCGGCATCGAGAGCCTCCGGTGCTTCGCGCCGCGTGACGTACATCGTTCCTTCCGTCCAGTCGCCCTCGACCTCGCGGTCGAAGTACGGCTCGCGCCACGACACGATCTCTGAGCCGCGCCATGCCTGCGTGTAGCCCCGGAACGCGATCTCCTGGCAGACGACCCCGATGCCTGCGCTCGGGCGACCGAGGCGCGAGAGCCGTGCTGGAATGTCGGCATACGCGACCGTCTCGCCGGGCTCGACCACCGCGAGCAGATCGTCCAACGTAGCGCCCTTGCGGGTTCCGTCGGTCATACGACCATCGCCTCCGTCCCGTGTAGAGCCTCGTCGCCCCAGGTGTCCCACCCGAGTCGCGCCGAGCGCGAGAACAGCTCGAGGTACGGGCCAGGGCTCGCCTGCCGGATCAGGTCATAGGAACCCTCCGGCTTTGCCGAGTGGATCCGGCCACCGTTGCCCTTCGCGCGCGGCGCGTGCCACCGCTGGACGCTCGGCGCGTTGTTGACCTGGAACGGCAGCTTGCCGCGACGGCAGACGAGGAGGATCTCGTGCTGTGGCCGGGGGAACTTGCCGAGGCCGAAGTTGATCTTGTCCCAGACGATCTCGGAGACGACGCCGAACCCCCACGCGCGGACGACCTGTGCGCCGATGCCCTCGCGGTTGAAGCTCGCGGGCACCCACAGGTACAGGTGCGCGTCCGGCATCGCGAGGTCGGCGACGGGCAGCGCCTCGATCCATTCGAGCGTCTGGGTCTCGTACGGGAAGAACGTGTCCCTTGAGCGTCGACCGCCTTTCGACGCCCACGGCCGGGAGCGCGCCTTCGCATCCCCCACGAGCCGCCACGGCGGATCGGCGACGATCGTCCGGTAACGCACCGAAGTAGATCCCGCACCTTGAGAAGCGCCCAACCTTGCGTCGCTACTCGCACCATCGCTCCTGCGGTTCGTCTCGTTCACGCCGCGTCAATCTCCTGGTCGTATGGCCGGCTGTTCGTGGTGACCCATTCGCGCGGGAAGGTGTCGGGGTACCCGGTGTTGTGGTTGTCGATGAGGTTGAGGATTCCGCACCATGCGCGGACGGCGAGGCAGATGGCGGCGAGGAGGAGGAACCACTGCGGCACCGTCATCGCAGCCACCAAGGGACGCGTTTGCCTTGAGCGATGTAGTCCATCGCGATCAGGTCGGCCTTCGGAATCCCGGCCCAAATGTCGTAGAGATCGCAGATCGGCCGCATCAGCCGACTGGGAAGGTTGAGTCGATGGCCGATCGCGTCAACGAAGCCGAGCCACCCGCCTCTCCAAGCAACCGGCCGATGGGAGATTCGGGTCGTCCAGGTGACTGATACGTTGTGCAGGCTCGACGTCAGGCGATTCATCGGCGTTCTTTCCGTGACAGCGGGAACCCCTGAGCCTTCACGTCTGGCGGATACCTGCGACCATGCGCTACGAAAGCCATCGCGAGGCCGACAGTGACTGCGAGGGCGGCGAGCAGCCAGATCACGACGACCGCCTACTGTCGAGAAGGATTACGGAGCAGCCCGGCGCCCTACCAGCCCTTACTGGTGGCGTCGATGCGGTGCGCGAATGATCCGAGACACCGAATTCCAGTTCGGTTTCGTCGGTCGCGTCTGCCGCCTTTGGTGGCTGCCCCGCAAGCACGAATCTCGCCCACTGTGCCGTTTGTTTGCGGCGAAGGTGAGCGTTCACGCCGCCAGCTCGCGTTCGTACCGGTCGATCCATCTGTCCGCCGCGTCAACCTGCCACTGCAACTTCGCGTCGCCGGGACAGTTTTTTTGTGCCGCCAAATATTTGAGGCGAAGCCGTCTGCATTCTTGGAGGTCGTCGAGGGTGGCCTGACGCTCATCGGTGACGAGGTTGCAGAGGGCAGCCATCTACGCGGCCGTCGCTTCCGACTCGTCACGATTCAACCGTGCGCAGAACGCGTCAGCCTTCGGACGCCAAGATCCGCGCGTCCCTCCTGATTGACCGGCCGAGTAGAACGTCTGCACGACCTGATGGCAGTAGAAGCGGTCCATGACGAGGATCTGCCAGCCGTCCTCAAGAACATAGAAACGCTCGTCGGTCATGCGGCCACCAGCGAGTCCTGAAACTTCTGCAGGCGCTCGATCAAGGCACTGGCCTCGTCTTTAGTGAGCGACTCCCGCAACTCCGACCAATGCAACTCCCCATCCGACCCGAACACATGCGCCCGACCGAGGCTGTCCCACAGTTGCTTCGTCGTGAGATGCCCACCGTCACGCAGTTGCCCTACGAGTACGTCGAGCTTCTTAGCCTGCGCGCTCGTCAGAGAAGGGGCGGGCGGCCCCTCTTTCTCAACCGGGGGGACGGGAGTCGGAGGAGCCGCAGCTTCGCGTTCTGCATCCGCAGCGACGTGACTATCCTCAACGTCCTGCGTGAAAATGTCTGACGCCGCAGTCCCGTTCAACACCGCAGCAACAAGCGCACGCTTATCCGCCATCTTCAAGACCGTGTTCCAAGTGTCGGCGAGATCGGGGTTTGTGATCTTCCCCGTCGCTTGACCCTCGATCTCGGTGTCGCCGTCCTGGAACTTCGTGCCGCAACCCGGATTCGTCTTGTGGTTCTTCCAACAAAGCCAGCCGCCGCCGTATTCCTGCTTTCCCTTGATGATCGCCTCCGCGCCACACACCGGGCACGATCGCGCAGCAGCACGCCACGCATACTTCATCTCCCGGCTCGAACACATGCCCTCGCCCTCAGCGAGCACCATCCCCGACGGCGCATGAGTCAGCACGCACTTCGCGATCACCGTCAGGTGGCCGTCGTCGTGGAAGATCCGCTCCGACACATACGAAGGCGCAAGCCGGAACGTCGTGTTCAAAACCTCCGCACCCGACTTAAACAGCGTCGGCTTCGACACACCAGGGATACGGCCGTAATGGACACCGTCAGCCATGACCTGCGCCATGACCGCCTTAATCTTGTCGCGCTGCGCGATCACGTCCTCGACGCTGACCTCGGCGCGCGTCACCATCGCCTCATGCGCACGGACGGCGGGGAGATGGCGTGTTTCTTCGCGGATGATCTCGCCCTCAATCTCGGTGTTGGTCATCGGACGCTCACCCGCCAAGGCTTCTCGATGGTCCGCTCCGCGAGGTCGATAGCGGCCTTGTAGTCAGGGTTCGCACCCGCGAGCTGGCGTAGCACCGAACGGTTGACCTTGTAGGTGATCTCTGCGACAACAGCGGCCTCGATCCTGTCCTCGGGGCAGCCCGCGACACGGAGCGCTTCCATCAGGTCGGCGGCGTCGTACTCGATGCTCGCGCCGCCGCTGAGCGACACTGTGCCGCTACCAACGTTGAACGTCTTGATGCCCTGATGCGTACTCTCAGACGCGAGGTAGTCCGTCGCGGAACGGATGACCGTGTCGATCTTCTGCTTAATCACCCTGGCCGACGCAAGTACGACGGCCGCGTTCTCAACCGACGCGGGCAATACCTCGCCGCTCTCAACGTCGAGCAGTTCGGTGATGACGCTGAGCGCGGTCTCGGTCATGCCGCTGCGTCCCGGTGTTTGTCGACAGCCTCAAGGAAAAGCCAGCCCAGCGACGACAACCGGCGGCAAGCCCTCGACGCGACCTCCACATCGTCAAGCAGCAACGCAGCGGCAAGTTCATCCTGCGCGTCGGCGAGCACGTCCATCAGCACGGCGCACCGCTGCAGCAACAACTCGTCGGTCGACGGGACTACGCGTACAAGCTCGACAGTCACGCCGCTACCCAGTACACGGTGTCGGAAGGGAAAAGCGCCGCATGAAGCAGCTCAAGCTTGGCCTGGTCGTCGCGTTCTTCCTGGCTGACCTCACGCGCCGCACGCAACCTGCGGTCGAGGTCGATGTCGCAAAGCCTGACCGGGCGGATGCGGCGACGGTCACTCTCGGAACTGGTGAGCAAGGGCTCATGCCGCCTCGAGGAAGTACGAAGGGGGCTTCTGGAGCAGCCCTGCCAGCTCCACAAGGCGCTCGTAGGACGGCCTGGAGCGCCCTGACTGCCACCCGTTGACGGTGCGGGAGTTGACACCCATTTCGCGGGCGAGACCCTCTACGGTCACTCCAGCGTCCCTACGGGCCGTTTTGATCCGGTCGCCGATAGGCAATTCGAGGGACTTGCGCGTGGGGACAGGTTGTGCCATGGTTCTACCGAGGCACTCTAAACCATGGCACAACAAAGTCAAGTCGCGCCGACGACAAAACGCCCGCACTTTGCGACGCTTCTTCTTATGGCACTCGCTCCGGCAGAAGTTGGTGGCCGGATCAAGGCGGCCAGACTCGCCAAGGGCTGGACGCACCAGCAGCTCCGCGACGCCTACGAAGCCCACACGGGCAAGACCGTCGACCTACGAACGGTGCAACGGTGGCAGCGCGGCTACGACGAAAAGAAGAAGAAGGGGCTGCTACCGAGGCTGGGGACGCTCATGGATCTCGCTGACGTGCTGGACGTGCCTAGGGCATTTTTTGTGGAGCAGGAACAACCCGAAGGTCCGGACGCGCTCCTTGCCCGGATCGTTGAGATCGAAGAATCACAAGGACGGAACACAGAGATGCTCGTTGAGCTTCTGAGGATCGTTCGAGCCGATCAAGCGCCGCCTGAAAGCGCAGAGTCGTAAAGTCGACAGGCTCCTCGCGGGGCATCATGGCGTGGCTCTCTCCCTGGGCCGCAGAGTTCAAGCGTTACCGGGCCGTACGCCATTTGCCCGCCTGTCGCGGACTTTAGACAATCCGGGGACAAAAGAAAAGCCCCTCCCGATTCCCCTTGCGGGAGACCGAGAGGGGCACTTGCTGGCTAGCCGGAATGTTCGACGGGCCTAGCCAGGCGGCGGAGGCGCGGGTGGCTGCAAGACGGTGGGCGGCACGGTGGGCGGGCTGGTCTTGCCGCCGTGCATGATGAGGTTCCAGACCCCCGCGAGCCCGTTCCGGCCGAGGAACAAGACCGCGTAGCTGACGCCGGCCGCGATCGTGATTCCCCAACCCGTACTGATGTGCTGGTGGAACAGCTTGGCGATGTTGACGACGATTTCGCCGCCCGCGACACCGCTGATGCCACCGACTAGCGCGTTCGGGTTACCGGATAAAGGGTTCATATGCCTCCGATTAGGGGGTCGTGGGGACGGTCACGGTGATGATCTGTGGGCCGGTGTGGCGGGTCAGCAGGTAGCTGACGACGACGGTTACGAGCGGGATCACGACCAGAACGAGTCCGAGCGCGCCGAGCATCCTCGACTGGAATCCCTCGAGCTTCTGGATCGACTCGTTGACGTGGTGGACGTCGCTCTGTGTGGCGTAGGTCGCGTCCCTGTCCCTTGACTGGCGGATCAGGTCGTTATGCGATTTCAGCGTCTCCTTCGCGGCCTCCTCGGCCTTCTGGACGGCTTCCTTCGCCGCTGTCAGGGCAGCGTTCACCGCTTTTTCACGTTCGGTGAGGGCGAACTGGACGGCGGTCTCCTGCGCTTGGAAGCGTTCGTCGAGGCGTTTGTCGCGTTCGTCGTCGCGTTTGTCGCGCTCTTTGAGGATCAGCTCGAAGTAGGCGCGCTGCTCGTGCCGCTCCTCCACCTCGTTCATCTAGGGAAGGAAGCTGAGGGCGAGCGACAGGAGGCCGCCGTCGACCCATGCCGCCTGGTTGCCGCCCGAGAAGACGGCCAAAGCGAGGAGGAGGGCGACGATGAAGCAGACGATGGCGCCGATGATGAAGAGGAGGTGCCGGTTGAGCGTCATGGTGGGTCTCCTTTCACGGAAGGGGTTGAAGCCCAGGCCCGCTTGCCACTGCGGGGACCTCCTGGTGAGGGCGCTCTTTCGCTCCCCGGTCGCGCTCTAGAAACGCGGAGCCGGATCAATGCTGGACTCTGAGCTACCTGGGCGAGCGCTTCTAGCCGTGATTCAACGGCCAGCCAGTGCCGAGCTAGCCGAGCAATACGTGGCGTTACTTGACGTGTCCTGCCAGACCACGTTCGCGGTGCCCGGAGAGACAACCGTGTTGTTGGCTGCCTGCTGGTTCCAGTAATGACTCGCGGGTGAAGCAATCATCACGCTTGTCGCGTATTGCTTGATCGCCCCAGGAGTGTTGAGTGAGGCTTTCGCCGTCTCTGGTAGAGCGGCGCGTCCTAGAAAGGGCGCACCACCACCGTCAACCGGTCAAGCTTCCCGTTCTTCAGGAACTCCTCCGGGATCGACCGTGCAGCGATCAACTGCGCCTGCGCGTCGTCACGGGCCAGAGCCGCGGTGACGGGAACGACGACAAGCGCTTCCTCGGTGATGTCGTCGTCCTTGTCGCGCTTCTCGTCCAGCACGACTGCGTACTCGTAGAGCTTCATTGTGTTGCTCCTTTCCTTGCGTTGTGTTACGGGGTGTTGCAGGCTTTGCGGGTGTTGCTAAATCAAGGCAGGAAGGTGAGGTAGCGGACGGGCTGCCGGTTGTCCCGCGACACATGGACGTATTCGGGGCCGCCTTCGGTCCCGTGGCTGACGGTGAGCGGGTCAGGTCCGGCCTGCACGACCACAGCCGTATGCACACCCGTCCCCGGCCCGTACACCACAACATCGCCGGGACGGACGTCAGCCTCAGCAACAGGCTTCCCGTGCTCGAGCAGCGTCCCCGTGAACCCGAGCCGCGCATACCCGAGCCCGTTCGGGTCCGGCAGCTCCGACCACCTGTAGCACGCCGTCACGAAACCGGAGCAGTCCGTCGTCAACGGCAACACGCCCGAATGCTTCGTCAGCCACTCCGACCTGACCGCCCCCTCGCTGTAATGGATCTGCGGCTCATGCTGCACACCCCACCTAGCCCACTCCACAACCTTCTCGCGTGCAGACAGGACAGGCGGTGGAGCAGGGGTAACGCTCACCTTCTTGAACCTGGCGACCAACTTCGGAAGGATGCGGACCAGCCTCGCCGCCTTCGCACGACGCACAAGCAGGCCACCCTTCGGGCCACGCAACGTAAACGGCATCCCTGCCTCCTCTGACGCTACGCGAGCGTCACTCGTTTTACGGTGGCCCCGTCAATGCAGACACAAAACTGTGAAGTGTCCGCCCTGTACCAGAACTGCCCTTGGCGTAACGAAGACGGATCAGCGGTGACAACCGCTAGAAAACTGACGACGACCGCGAGCCTGCCAGCAGCATCAAGCGCGACACCCTGACCCGCACCCGGGGTCGAAGACACGGTGGGGGCAGTACCAAGCGTCGGCGGCGCGACCGGCGGCGCAGGCGGCGGCGAAGGGATCCCAAACACCTGCTCGAAGCCGCCCGAAGGTGCCGCCGCTCCCTCTTCAGTACGGATCGGCACCTCACACCTCCCGGATACGGATCCGCGCGTAATACTGCGCTGGACGGTTCGTGTCGAACTCGCAGTTCGCAGGCTCGAGGATCCCCGTGTAGGTGCCGGTCACATCCGTGACTGTGAGCGGTGACTGGCTGGTGACGGAAGCGGCGAGATTCGCTCGCATCTGTTCGCCGGTCAGGTTGTGGTCGCTGTCGTCGCGACGCCGGACAGGGTTCGAGTAGCCGCCGCCGAGGTCGAGGATGAACTCGTTGATCCGGTACGAAGTAAGAACCGGGGCGCCACGTACCGAACAGCTTCTAAGCGTCGGCCCCGCCGTCGACGTGCCTTTGTTGATTGTGATCTTGATCGCGACCGCGTGGCCGCTGATGTTCGTGAACGTGTACTCGGTTCCCGACACCGCCCCTGTGTGGAGCGTCGTCCACGACCCGGTAAGGCTTTCAAGCTGGTAGGCGATGTCGACCGACCCTCCGTCACCGTCCGACGCCGGGGTCCATTCGATCTTTACACCGCGGAACTGTTTCGGCAGCGACGACTCGAAATCGATGAGCGACGAGATCACATAGCCCGAAGCCGGATACGTCGACGCTGGCAGGTAGTAGCCTGTCGTCTGGTTCCGGATGTGGACAGCGTGGGTGCCGACGGTGATCACGCGGGCGGAGTCACCGCCGACCGCGTACGACCCGATCGTCGACACCCCGCCGAGAGCCGGGTTGTAAGCCATCAGGTTGCCGGTGGTGTCATCGGTGAAGATCAGCTTCCCGTCGAACACGCCGATCGCGGGGTGCGGCCCCTTAACGATCGTCTGCGCGGCACTCGAGATGGTGGTCGTCGAATAGGCGTTCGCTTCCCACAGGATCCCGATCTGCGACCCGTCAAAGAACAAGATCGCCGGCCTCGTGTAGACGGTGGTGGACGAAGCTGGCCGGAAGAACGACCCCGAGATGTAGGCGACGCCGTAGAGAACTTCGATGTCGTACGCGACAAAGTTCGCGGGGAACACTTCGAGGCGGCTAGCACCGCTCCCGTCGTAGATCCATAGTTCGCCGCCCGCCTCCTGACCGTACGCCAGAAGTATCAGGAGTTTCCCGCCGAACGGTTCCAGGCGAGCTGGCACCATTCCTTGCGCGACCCCGGCAGCGTCCTTCCAGGTGAACAAGCTGGTGAGGACTCCGCCGGAGTCCCATCGGACGAGATCGTTGTTGTTGCCTCTGATCCCGTACAGGGTGTTGTTCAGGAACGCGAGGACGGAAGCCACTGACGCGCTAAACGTCGAGAATGATGCGCCGTCCCATTTTCGGACACCTACCCCACCCGTGTTCGTGAGGTACGTGTTCGCACCGTCGGTACACATCGCGAAATAGTTCGGGATTATCCCGAGCCCGTGCGCGCCGAGGCTTGTGATCGCGCCGACGGGGCTAACCCGGTAAAGGTTGGTGACGTCGGCGACGACAATGTTTTGGGTCGCGGCCTCACGTGCCCCTGACAGGACGGTGCCGGAGAACGCGAGCGACGGCGTCTGCGGGAACAGCACGACCTGGCCGGGGGTTCCTACATCGACGTTGGAGCCCATCCAGTAGCGGCCGTCGTTGCCTGTCCGGAAAAACTTTTGCTGCTCGCCGAGCGACCAGTCGCGTTCGCGGCTGGTGAGGAAGAAGTCCTGAGCGTTGTCGCCGTACGCGTTGCTGACGTTCTGGCGTTCGACAAACGTTGGGCTGTAGGCGAGCGACTGTTGCTGCACCCGGAACGGCAGATTCGGATCCACCGCCCGCGAGGTGACGTAGCCGTACCCGTCGATTACGACGTCATAGACGTCGGGACACATCGCCGCGGTGTCAGTGCCGGACACCGGCTACGGCTCCCGGATAACCTGTGCGACCCGGATGACAGCCCAGCCTGGTCCGTCGCTCATCGCGAGCGACACCTCGACCGTATCCGTATCCGCGAGACCGGCTGCAGGAAGAAGAACGGCAGCAGCAGCACGGAGCGCGACAAGCCGCGGATCATCGACCGTCACAGCCACTACAGCCGTTGCTGCGTCAACTGGTGTAGCGGCGATCACGGCAGCAGCCCCGCCAGGAGTCGTTTCAAAACTGATGTCCATCGAGCCTCCTCTAGAACACGGACACGAGGTTCTTCGGCATCGGCGGCATCGACACCCGCGATAGATCCTTCTCGAACCTCCGCTCCAACTGGTTTGCGAGAGCGATCGAGCTACCTGCCCGGTTCGCCGCCTCCCGGTCGTCGCGCGCGCCCACGTCGAACCGTGACCGTCCAGTCTCACCCGACGCGAGTAGCGCCACCGCTGCCCCCAACGGAAGCATCCGCTCCGCGTTCTTCGGGAACAACGGATCCACCGTGTCAGACGCCGACGCAAGATCAGGGAACGGCCCAAACCCGTGCACCCGCAACACGCCGCCGACGGGCGCACGACGAAACACGATCTTCGGAGTAGCAGCCCGCCTGACCGTCCAATCCCTGAGCGGCCTATACGCGAGATCGCCCGTGATCAGGATCTCGATCTTCGAGATGAACGGGATCGGCACCGTGTCGCCGCCATAGGTGCCGGGCATGTTCGGCACCGTGAACTCATAGGTCGCCGAGTTCGTGACAACACTGGTGTCGTTGACGGGCCTGTAAACGTACGGGTACATCTCGTCCTTCGCCCCGTTAAGCGCGTCGATGATCTCCACGCTGAAGAAGCCGGGACGGATCAGAACCGTCGCACTCGTACCATGCGACACCGCCGTCGACCCGGCCCAGCCGCGCCTCACCGTCAAGTTGTTCCCGACCGGGTCAGCCGAACAAAGCATCAGCTCGTAGTCGACCTCGAACACCCTGTTCTTCTTGAACTGTGTCCCGTCGCTGACCGGCACCGTCGTCACCGACGACGTCAGAGAAGCCGACGTGATGTCGGCCGGTGCCGGATAGTCACGCAGGAACCGTCTAGTCCGTTGGACGAGAATGTCGAGCGTCGTCGCCAAGTTACGGCTTCCGGCCCTCGGGCATGTTGTTCGACGTCATCGCCCTCGTCTCGCTCAAGCTGATCTTGTCGACCTTCGGCCGTACAGGGTCGGCCGAGGTGACGACGTCGAGGTTGATACCGGTGTTCTTCTCGTTCGGGACGCCAACAGTCGCGATTTTGATTTGGGCAGCCATTTACGCCTTTCTGTATTTGCCGGGAGCGATCTGTACGTAGGTCGGTTTGTGGTCTGTGGCGCGCGCGAACTTGTTGGGGCCGACCCGGACGTAGCCTGGCGGCGGTTTCGCTTCGGGCCTGACTTTCAGCCGTTCGGCCTCGATGGCCTGCTCGAGCTCGCGGGCGGCAAGCGCCGGCGCTTCCGCGCAATCCGCGAACCGCCAGTGCGGCTGGTTGCATTTCAAGCACGTCGGCATTTCCGACATTCGGTTGTCCTTTCAGAGAGGTGGGAGGGGAGCCGAAGCCCCCCTCCCCGCACGGATGCGCCTAGCTCTTGTTCGAGACGTAGGCGTGCACCGACGGCTGGCGGAACTCGAGGCCCCACTCGCCGAGGATCCGGCGCTTCTTCGCGTCGACCCAGTCCTGCCCGGCGATCGTGATCAGCGCACGCCCGTTCAACGGGCGAGGCTTGATCCGGTCGCTGGTGAGCAGGAAAGCGTCACCGCTGTTGATGCGGTTGTCGATGACAACCTTCACGTCGTTCCCCTGGCCGAGGGTGATGACGTTGACGAAGTAGCCGACCTTGTTGTCGGACTCGAGGAGGCGACGGTTCGTTGAATCGAAGCCGTTGATCGAGCCGACGAGGTCGGTACCGCAGACCAGCAGATCCGGGTACACGCCCTGGTCCACGATCAGTTTGTTGACCGTGTTCAGGTGCGCGATCGTCAGAGCTGCCGCTGTCGACTCCGTCTGCCCGGACGCTGTGCGGATCCAGTAGCGGAAGCCGCCGAACGAACGGAGCTGCGTGTCGGAGCCGGGGCCGATCAGCGTCGAGTACAGGAGTTTCCGAGTGAAGTCTCGCTTCCACTCGAGGAGCCTGTTCTGGAGCTGATGGGCGACCTGGTCCTGCATCGCCGAGGTCGACATCTGGCGCGCGAGCTGCGAGCCAGAAATCTGCAGGTCACGGCCAGGACAGATACCGGTGTAGTTCGACCTGACCGTCGGGTTCCCCGACGCGTCCGAACCGATGTCGGATCCTTCCTGCTCGTACCGCATGAGGGCCACCGTCCCGGCGGACGCGATCGACGCCGCCGTGCTGTTGAAGCCACGCGAAACCGTCGCGTTCGTCGAACTGTTGACCGTCGTTACCTGCATGATCTCCTGGTTCGTTCCGCCACCCGTCGCGACGAAGTAGTCGCCGACGTGGGGGGCAGACGAAGCCGTGAACGTCACCGACGTGTCGGCTGTGCCGAGCGAGATGGTGAGCGTCAGGATGTCCGAGTTGAGGGTGTCCTCAACCCAGTAGTGAATGATGTCATTCACCGGGTTGTCCGTCGACGTGCCGATGGCGCCGAGCAGGTGGAAGTCGTAGATCAGCGCTTCCGAGAGGAAGGGGCTGATGTCGAGGACGTTGACCTGTGCGGACTGGTCGAAGGACGCGAATGGTGATGCTGACGGGAGAGCCATGTTTTTACCTCCTCTCTCATGTGTTGGCCCTTTTTGGCTCTCGCCCGCTGTCCCCGCATACGCCTCTGGTTCCGGGGTCCCGTTCTTGCGCGATCCGCGACCGGACAGCCGCTAAGCCGTCGGGTGTGTGCGTGCCACAAGTGGTGGGTCCCGTCCCTGTTGGGGCGGTGTGAGGGGCGAAGAGGCCCGGCTGCGGTCTCGAACCGCCTGAAGGGGCCTGTCCCGCCGGGTTACCTTGCTATTCGATGCCGGGAGTGAGCCCCGGTAGCCAACCTCCGAAGCCGTCCTGGAACCGCTGGTCACGGTTCGGGCCGCCTTCGCGGACATCGTCGCCGTCTTCGCTGGTCGCCATCGAGAGAGGCGTGTGATTGTCGCCGCCCGTCTGGACGCCGTCGAGGACGTTGTCGGGGTAGTTGCTGACGACGCCGACTTTCTGGTTGTCGTTTCCTGGCTGTGCCATGTTTCACCCCCTCCTAGAGGACGGGTGTGTCCTGCATCAGGACCTTGATCTGTTCTTCGAGCTTCCCTGTCGCCCGCGCCTTGGCTAGAGCGTCTGCTTGTGCGGCAGCCATCGGCGGCAACGTGTCCGCGGCCGGCCGACCCCACGCGTTCGCGACTTCTTCGCGCGCGGTGGCTACCGCGCCGGACGCGATCGCGACACGTTCGGCTTCGAGCTTCGCGAGCGTAGGACCGAGCACCGTCGCGTACTTCGTGTTGGTCGCATCCGCTGCCCGCATGAACGACCTGCGTGACGTCGCAGCGATCGCCTCGATCTCGCCCGGTAGCAAGCGTGCAAGGTCGGGGTAGGCGCGCTTGGCCTCTTCGACCCAGCCCTTCTTGCTTTTCGCGACGAGCTGACCCTCGAGGAACTGTGTGCGCTTCTCCAAGGCCCGCACCTTCGCGGTCGTTTCGGGGTCGGCGTATTCGTACTCTTCCGACTCGATCTCGTCTGCGACTTCTGCCCGTGCTTCTTCGTCGAAGTCGGGTTCGTCGAGTAGCGCCCGGAGGTCGTCGTCGATCTTCGGCTTGAACGTCGGGACGTTCTCCGGTGCCGCGACGGGCTCGGGTGCTGGCGCTGGTGTCTCCACCGTTGCGGGTACCGGCGAGGGTGCGGCAGGCTGTGGCTCCACGGCCGGTGGTGCGGGCGGAGCGTGGGCCGGTGCCGGTGCTTCCGGCGGGTCGGCCACGACGACCTCGCCTTCTGCAATCGCCGAGGCGAACATCCGCGCTGCTAGCTCCGCAACAGTCGGATCGCTCGAGTCGATGCGTACTTCTCTGTCTGGCGTGAGTCCTGCTGTTCCGTCCATCCGGACGTTCCTTTCGTCGAGTTACCTACACCAGAAACGCCAACTCCTCACACGGCGGCGTCCGGCGGGGGAGGGGGGGCGAGAACCGCCTGCGCGGACGCGGTCGCGGCGTTGAGGGTGTCGACCTCGGCCTGGTAGTCAGCCTCGGCCGGTGCTGGCGCGTCAGCGTGAGCCTGGACGGCCGCGACCAAGTCATTCATCGTCTGAGAGGCCGCCGTGACGGCTGCCTGGAGTTCCTCGATGGTTGCCATTCCGTTCCTTTCCTTTCGGTTATGCCGCCACATCAGACGGCGGGCCAGAAGCAAGACCCGGAGCCGACAGACGGCCGCTTGCAAGAGACAAACCTGGTGTCGCGAGCGTCCCACGGAACACGCCCGCCATACGCTGCTGCGCCAAATCGAGGCGACGCTTAACCTGCTGACCCACCGGGCTATCAAGCCCCGCGTTCTCCTCACCCAACGCCTTCACCTCAGCATCAGTAGGCGCCGCATCGAACGCGCCAAGCTGATACCGCCAATCACTCCCGTACGTCCCCGCCAACGCAGCACCCTGCAACCGGCCGCCGATCGTCGACAACGGGACACCCTCACCCAGATTCGCAGCGAACTCACCAGCCGTCACATCCCGGCCGAGATACTGCTTATACAACTGCGACTGGTCGTTCAGTTTGGCACGGTAGTCAGCCTCGTTCGACACGACGCCGTTCTGGATGCCTTCCGCGATCCCCGGATACGTCTGCGCGTACCACGGCGTCCCACGGATGTAGCCGAGCGCCGCAGCCGACGCAGCATTCGTGTCGCTGTACTGGCTGAAAATCTGGTTGACCTTCTCGACGACATCGGGCGGCAGCCCCAGGCTGGCGAAAAACGTGGTGGCCCAGTCGAGCTCGGGAAGCTTCACGTCGCCACCGCCGGGCGGGGTCGACGTGTCAGGAGCGGGGCCGAGGTTCCCGTGGAGGCCCTCCTCCTGCGTCAGAAAGTCCTGGATGGTCGCGGGGTGGTTCGCGAGCCTTAACCCAGCCGCGGCAGATAGAGGGGGCGGCGGAGGAATGTAGGGCTTTGGGGGGAGCGCTGCTGCCATCTAGCCTCCTGGCCTTACGGCCGCGGGTTCACGATCCCGGTAGCGATCGCACCAACATTCGCGGGGCCTGGCGGTGTCACTGCCGGAGCAGGTATCGGCGGCGCAGCCGGAGCGCCACCAAGCAACGCCTGATCAGCCGTAAGCGTCTGCTGTTTACCCGTGATCAGCCCGAGCTGCTGCGCAAACGAGAACGCCTTCGTCTTGAACTCCTGGCTGTTTCGGTACTGCGGCTGGGTACGCAGCCACGCCGCGAACTGGTCGGTCGTCCACCCGTTCCGTGCGACATGGTCGATCACGGTCTGCGTATCCGGGTCGGTCGACGTCCCGTAGATCGACTGGTAGACGTTGTCCATCTTCGCCTTGGCGTCCTTGAACTGCGGCCCCTGAAAATATTCGGGGCGCGACTTCAAGTTCTCGAGCAGCGTCGCCTGATCCCAGTTCTGCGAGATCGCCTGGCTGACAAGCGACTTGTCGACCTTCCAATCCTCACCGTACGCCTGCTTCGCGATAGCGATAATCCCCGGCGCGTGCGCCTTATACGTCGGCGACGTAGTGAAGCTGTTGGTCGTCGCGAGCGTCGTAGCAAGCGTGTACAGCGACGGCGCGTTCAACAGGATGTTCGCGATCTCTTTCCCCGACGCCTGCCGCCCGGTGTAGGAGAAGAACGTGTCCTGGTAGTTCTGCTTCCACGTCGCCAAAAACTGTGTCTGCGTCAAAGGCGTCGGCCCGTACTTCAACACGTTGCTCGGCGGCTGCGTCGCGTCCGTGATCTTCACGAACTTCACGCGGCCGTCCGCGCCAAGCACAGCCCACCGGTCAAACAAGACGGCCTTACCCTGCTGGTTCGCCGCCGACTGCTGCGCCGCCGCCGACCCCGCCTCGGTCGGAGTTAGTCCCGACTTCGGCACATACCCGTGCGGCAACCCCGACGACAGCGTGAAGTTCGCGCCGCCCGAGTAGCGCGCGTACTTCTGGTCGATGTTGCCCGGCAACGAAGCGAAATAGGTGAGGCTGAACCGGATGTTGAACTCCGGGTCAATCAGATCCTTCTGCTTGATCACCTGACCCCACGGCGTCGTCTTCCCAACCCACACCTTCGGGTTGATCTGGCCGATCCCGACACCCTCACCCGTAGGCGACGTGATCGTGTTCGGATCCACACCACGCCTGGCAGCCTCAGCGAACCCCTCATGCCACAGCAACGTCGCCGCCACAACCTTGTCGACGCCGGCCTTATCAGCCCACTTCCAGATGATGTCCGCGTACGGGCGCATCGTCGGGTGGGCGTTGATGAATGCGTTGAACGCTGCGCCGGTGCTGGTACTGGTCTTGGCTGGGACGGGGGGAGGAGCGCCGAACGATGGGCCGGGCTTCTGCTTAGTGGTCGCCAAATCGAGTTCAGCCTCCTATGCTTCCGGCTAGATGGATAAGGCGATCCTCGTCATCGTCGTACTGATTTTCGTTGGCGCGCTCGGTTACGCGATCGGCTGGGGCCACCGTGGCGGACGCAGTTAGCTGCGTACAAGCGATGCGAGAAACGATGCACCGTAAGTAGCGACTTCTTTCGCGAAACCAGGATGTTCGGCAACCCACGTTTGTAGTTGCGGAACATCGTTGCGTCGCCACTGGTCAGCGGCTTGGGACTTCGACCAGCCTGCACCAACCAACTGCTTGTACCGAGTCGATGCGGCCGAAAGAAGCTGCGTCCATAGTCCCGAGTTAGGTGACTCCTTCACGGGCTTTAGTTGCTGCAACCTGTCCGCGAGAATTTGTCGGGACAACTGGAGGTCGCGCTTGAACGCCGGTACGCGCTTCGCGAGTACGTCAGCCCAGAACGGGCGGGCATTTCCAGGGAGATGCTGTCCGACCGGAAGCTGAGCCTGCGCGTCAGCTACCCACTTGTCGAGAGTCGACCACACTTCAGAGACAACCGGATCAGGTTTCGCACCAAGCAGCGTTTTGTCGAAGTTCGAGAGTGTTCCCCACGATTTCGTCGATGCTGACCGGAGATGCTGCGCCTGTTCGGTGGGGGTGCTGTTCGCCCACGCCATCCTGACAGGAGACGGGAACGTGTGGCCGTTGATGACGGCTGGCTTATCCTGCTGATCAGCCCACGCGCGCAAAGCCGCGTCGGCAGCCGAACGCTCGGACGGGAGCGTGTACGTCGTGATCGCAATCGTGTGCGCCCGCTGCTTCGCCTCCGTATAGAACGCGAGCGACTTGCGACCCCACGCGTACAACGTTTCCTGATCCGCCGGCAACTTGATCGCCGGGGCCAAACCTTGTACGCGAAGATCGAAGAGTTTGCCTTTGAGGATCTCCGGTCGGAACGAGAACACGAACCTAACCTGCTCATCCCACAGCCGTAGATCCTTCGCGGCCGCGTACTTGTCGTACAAGCCAGCCCGGAATCGGTCGAGTTCGATCGGGTCGGTGAGCTTCCCGAGCTTCTTCAACAGCAGTGCGGCGTCGTCACCGTTCAGTTTCGCCTTATCCGCGAACAATGCGATGTCGGCCTGTAGCTGCTCCTTCACTGTCGGTGTACGGCCGAGTTGATGCTTCATCGCGTCATAGGCAACCTGGCGGGCACCGGAAAGGTTCACGGCCTCCGTTACCGCGGCAGGAAGCGGCTGCTTGACGAGGTCGGCCTGCAAGCCGAGCGCGCGACGGATGAGTCCCATCTCGACCTTGTGCTTCTCCGCGAATGAGAGATCCCTGTACCAGCGCGCCTCAAGCGCCTGCGGATTCACACCGCGCGGCGACAACCCGCCAGCGATCAAGCCGCCATACCCGCTCAGCCAGCCCGGTGTAAACACCGTCTCCTTAAGCGCGCTATTCAACTGCGTGACGAGCGTGGTCCTGTTGGCGAGGTTCAGTCCCTTTAGCGGCTGGCTCTGCTTACGGTTCAGATTGCGGAGCTGCGGTAGCTGCGTCCATACCTCTTTCGCAGCACCGAGCCACTGCGAGCCCGGATACGTGTTTCCGAACTGGTCCTTCCCAGTCGCGCCATGCACAAGGAACGTCGCGCCGGGGCCGAAAAGATCGGACAGGCTCGAATACTTCGACGACGTAAACCCTGCCTCGAGCGGGTAGAGCAGTTGTGCGAACGTCGAGAACGTGTTGATGCTCGAAGGGTTAACGACGGTCGGGCTGCCGTCCTTGTTGTAGCCGAGCGGGACGTACCCGATCTGCTTGAACCACTGCGGCACGTTCTTTAGGACAGCGGGGAACTCTTCCTCGGCCTGCTGCCCGATCTGGTCGAGAAGCGCGGCCTGCGTCGGATGCTCGACAATCGAACGGATCGACCAAACCAAGGCGCGCGACTGCCACGGATACACGAAGATGAGATGGCGGAGGGCTTCGCGTTCGAGCCAGGTCTGGTTGTCGAACTCGACCATCGCCTTGTTGCCGCGACGGACAGCCTCGTTCCGGGCGGACTTCAGTGCGTCGTCGAAGAGGATGCCGTTGAGATCGTTCGGATCCTTGCCAGCATCGACGAGTTGGCGGCGGAGTTCGTGGATGATCGCTGCGCGGCGAAGATGCTGATCGGTGACGGTGTTCCACGCTCGGGCGAGGACGCGTCCTGGTGTGGTTGCGATCTTGCCGACGCCTTCGCCGAGGTTAGAGACTGCGTAGCTGGCGGACCTTCCGGATGCGCCTCCGAGCGCGTCGAGCGTCTGGGCGACCTTTTGCCCGTACAGGCTCTCCGCTCTCAATGCGCGCAGGATGTTTGGCGGTAGAAGGATGCCTTGATGAATGAGTCCCATGCCGACGTTGCCGAGCAGGTTCAGGATGTACGCAGGCCGCAAGAACAGCGCGAAGTCGCGGAACGGCTCGTTCAGCAGTTGGAAGGTGGTCCGGAACGCTGCGGGGAGCGGCTGCCGGTACCGGTCGAGTAGGCGCGAGTCGACCCATTTGACGTGGCTGATCGATGCGTCGAGTCGCCACCGTCCGTTGATCAACTCGCCAGGGAAGAGGAACCGTTCGAGTTCTTGAATGTCGGCGGGATGGAGGGACAGCGCTTCTTCGCCGGTTAGTTCGGCGTCGAGTGCTTTGTTGACGATGCCGCGTAGCTCGTCGGGAAAGTCTTTGATGTCGCGGACAGGCCTGTCGAACCGCAAGTTCTTCGGCGTGTCTGTGCCTGCGCTCCAGAGCCTGCGCCACTCGTTCATCTTGGTTGCGGCCTTGACGGTGCGAGCGAACGTTTCCCCGGCGAGGGATGTAGCGTCAATGCGATAGTCCCCCGCGTGAATGCTCGACCCCGTGAGTTCGTGTTGAAGTTCAGGCGGTGTAGACGGCATCGGAATACCGCCAAGACCGGCCTGGGGGCTGAATGCTTCGAGACGTTCGCTTGTCGCGCGACGCGGTTTCCCTTTGGGAATTAACGGGAGATAGAACGCGCCGGGGTTCTGTATCCCGCCAATCTCGTCGCCGAGCAACCCCGGACGCGGAATCGCCGCCAACTCCTCCTTCGATCCAGCCATTGAGGCACGTTGAACGTACTCACCTAGACCAGAAACCCGCGACGTGGCGGTAATGGCTGAGAGCCCGAGTTCGTCGATCTTGATCCGCTGCTGCTCCGCGATCACCTGACGCGTCAACTCGAGCGCCTTCACAAACCGAGGACGCGGATCCGCAACAACCCGCTCCGCAAGCTTCAACGCCGCCAACTGCGCACGATGCGCCGCCGGATCACCAACCTCCAAATCGATCATGTTCTGATGGAAAGACCGCCACGCCCCAAACGGGTTAGGGTCATCCGTCGCAAGAACCTGGATCGCCTTCTGCTCACCAACCGTCAACCCGCGCACCCGTTCCGGCAACTGCTTATTGATCCGCTGGAACGCTGTCGCGGCCGTCTGCGTCCACCCCGCGACCTGATCGAGGTCGCGCTTCACCGTCATCTGGATCGTCGTTTCAATCCGTCGGCGTGCTTTCGCTTCGCGGCCGAGCTTGTTCTCGCTCGAGAAGTTCGCCTTGATCGGGTCTAGCGCGAGGTCGATGGCATCCTGGATTCTTCCCGGCCGAACAATCGACAGCAACCCCGCGGGTTCGTCGGTCCGTTCCGCCATCCGCACGTTACGGGCGTTCACCAGCTTCCGCTGCGCCCACCTGAGCGACGGATTCTCGGTGAGCAACTGCTCCTCCGCGAAGCCTTGCTTGTCGAGTGTCGCGGTACCACCGACCGGGCGACGCGCCAACGCCTTCGCCGCCGCGAGACCGCCCTCATCAGCGAGCGCACGACCAGCCGCAGACACTCTTGCGACCGCGCCAGCACCCAACGACACCAGCCCGAGCGCGTCAAGGAACAAGTTCCCAGGGTTCTCTGCCGGATGCGTCACATCACGGACGACACCCTTTACAACGCCCTTGCCGATCTTCACGTTCGTCGAAACGATCGGCTTCAACGACCCCTGCTTGAAGGCTTCACCAATCGCGCGACCCTCAGCAATAGCGAGAGTCGGCGGGCCGAGCACCAAACCTGTAGCGGCCTGCTCACCCGCTAGCGCCAGTTCGCCGACAGCCTTCGACAAGAGCCCTGACGGGTTAGCGGACAGGCCCTGCTCAGCGAGCGTCACATGTGGTGCCACCCGACGCTGCGCCCTTACATACGCAGCCTGCACAAGCCGCGAATCCGGCCCATTCAACGCCGCGTCAATCATCTTGTGGTTAGCTGGGTCGAGGAACGCATACAACGAGTCATAGGTGCTGACATGGTTGAGAGCTTTGACGAGCAGTTGGGCTTGTTCGCGGTCAGGGTCAGGGTGCGGGTTCAGTGACGGTAGAACCGTTGGCCCATCAGTCGTTAGTGCTGTCCGTGCGCGCGCTTGCACCATCGTCCGTGGTGTCGCGGCGAGTAGTGGCCCGAATCCCTCGACGGGTACGGGACTGCGGACGAGGTCAAGTGCAAGTCCTGGCGTGGGTCTCGTTCCTGTCGCGGCTGTGTGCGCGTCGGCTACGGCGTCGAGCCGGTCGTTGAAGTCTGTGATGGATCCGTTGAATCCGACGGCTTGCAACGCGGGGTGGGGTGGCCCGGTGGGGAGGGGGGCGGGTCCTTGCGGTGACCGGCCAGGCTGCTCTCGTGTCGGTGGTGTGACGGGCGGCGGTGACGGTCGTGGGGCTGGGGCGATCGCTACACCGGGATCGACAGGCACGTCTAGCCTCCGCTCGAGAGCGCGATAAGCCTCTGCGTATCCGGCGACAAGTTAGGGAGCGCCGCGATCGACTGCCACGAATCAGCGACGGTGCCCGAGCCGGGAAGGTAGTGCTGCGCGGTACCGGGCATCTCGACCGATGGGTCAGCAGCCCCGACCGGTGTGCCTAGCGACGGAGGTGCGAGCTGCTGCTGCGACGTATCCACAGGCGCGCTGACCGCAGACGTCACAGGAGCCACCGCGCCAGCAGCCGTATCCGGTGTCTTCGCCGCACCAACAAGAAACTGCGAGAACATCGGGCCGCCCTGATCATGCGAAAACTGTGGCGCACCATTCTTCGCCAAACCGATCTCGACCCAGCCGACAAGCGCATGAGCGTTCCCGCCCGACACCTTCTGCAACGTCGCGACCGTGTCACCAGCCGCCAGCTTCTGGCCCGGCCTCAAGTTCGCCGGACGCGCGTGACCGACATAGATCTGCTGCCCCTTATGAGGGCCGTCCGTCAGCGTGTAGTAGACGGCCCACCCGAATCCGCCGGGGTTTGGCTTAACCGCGTCTACGACGGCGTCACCGATCGCGACGACGTTCTGGCCGGGGTTGCCCTGGTAGTCGATGCCCTGGTCGAAGTGTTTCACTTTGACGTTAGACGGGACAGGGTTGACGTACTGGCTAGCCACCGACGAGCCTTTGCGTCGCAACCTGCGCATACGTTTTAACCAAGTCGGAAGCGCCAGGGATGGAGGCGATGCCTTGCCACCACTGCGCGAGCCTCGCGTCATACGGGAGTTCTTCCGGCTGCGGCTGCGCAGGCTGCGCGACGGCTGCAGCAGGCTGAGGAGCGTGCGTACCACGCTGCGCCTTCCGGCTGTCACGCTTCGGCGCCGCGATCGGACCGGCCGCGACAGCAGCACCCGCCATCGGCGCGGCCCGAGCGAGTGACGCGTCCTTGGTCGCTTGACCGTACGGCTCCTCATCGCCCCAGCCCGACCACGAATTGACGCCATCTGGATTGTTCGCAACACCAGGCCTCGGCATCTAGGACGCCTGTCCGAGTAGCGACTCCGGTGTCGGCGGCGCACCACCCGACTGACCAGTACCGATCTCGGCGAACTGCTCCTTCGGCTCACCATCAACCGTGTGAAACACAACCGGGAACGTCGCAGCATCCTGCAACGGCTGACGGTCAACGTCATCGGTCACAGCGATCTCGACCGCGTCCGCCGTCGACCCCTTCACGACAATCTCGCCGATCAGATACGCCTTCCCTTGCAACTGCACGTTCTGGAACGCCGCCAACGCGTCCTGAAGAGAGACCCCGGCCGAAGGAGCGGCAACGGCCGGGGCACCGGGCGCAGCCTGTGTGGGCGCGCCAGCCTGCGGTACCGGGGCACCAGCGGGGAGCGGAAGCGCCGGCACCTTGAACTGTCCGCCCGCGCCTGGCCCGGCGAAGTTACCGATCGGCTGGCCGCCCGGCCCTGCGGCGGGCGGGCCTGCGCCGAGCGCGAGCAAAGGATGAGGAGCAGCCGCGGGCAACGGCGTCGCCTCAATATACGACGTCGCCTTCCCAACCGCCACATCAGCAGCCTCCGGCGACGGATCCTGCTGCAACGCCGCAACAATCGCACCGATCACCGCATCATCGATCACCTCCGTGACGATCTCCTCGTTCATCGCCTCCGAATCGCTAATCCCGATCTGCTCACGGCCCCAACCCTTCGACGTCAACCCAGCACCCTGAGCCTGCAACGCCATCACAAGCTTCCCGTGCATATCGATGTACGGCGAGAACACAACCTCGTTCCTGGGCGAACCGATGATCTCCTTACCCTTAAACGACACCGAGAACTGGCGCGGATTCAAGTCGAGCATCGACTGCGGCTGCACACCCTGCAAATAAACCTGGTCGTTCGTGTACATCCGCTGGTAGATCGTAAGCGCCTTCTCGTTCCACGACTCCAATGCGCGACCGATGCCGCCGCCCTGCACCATCTCCACCAAACTCCCCGTACCGGCGCCCTGCAAAGCGTTCACGGCCTTACCCGTGATCACCGACGCATCGAACTGTCCGAAACTGACGTCCGGCATCGACGTGTCCTGCTTGATCGCCCGCTCGTTCTCCTGCAACATCGCGACGGCCTCACCCATCGTCGCCGTCGGCGGCGCAAGAAAATACGCCTTACCGCCAGGGTTCACACCGATCGTCGCGCCCGCACCGAAATCGATCGTCTCATCGAACTTCATCGGATCCTCAAGAATCAGCCGAGGGAACACGTTCTCGATCATCGCCTGCATCATCAGCGAGTAGAGCGCGTTCCCGGCCTCGACAAGGTTCACCGACTGCTCAACCGCACCATGATTCCACGGCTCACCCGGAATCTCGATGAACGGCACCTGGTCGAACAAGTTGAAGTTCAGGTCGTGCTCGACACCGTTGACGAGCTCCTCGTCGACCCACCGGTAGAAGCACTTGTCGTCGCTGTACTCAAGAATCTCGGCTTGTTTCGACTGGCCTCCCTCCTCGCCCTTCCCCGACCAGTTCGGGAACTGCCGTTTCGCGCGTGCGGCCGGCACCTTCCACGAAAAGATCACCGCGTCCATCCGTGACCCATCGAACGACGGGACCGGGAACGCCCACTCCGGCGAACGGATCACCGACATCACTGTGTTCCGGTCGAAGTCGGGCCAGATGCCGTGGAAGCAGTCGCCCATCAGCGGGCCGAACCAGCCGATCTGGGTGAGGCTGCGGTTCATGTTCGCTTGCGCCCACGTCGCGTACAGCACCCGCTCCTTCAGTGCTGCTTGCGCTTTCGCGCGCCGCGAATCGGGTCTTTCCGTGAACGTCCGGATCATCGGCAGCGACGACAGATACGACTGGTACTTGACGCACACTTCGAAGACGAGGTTGCGGACGAGCTTGATGTCGGGGCCGACATCGGAGACGGGCCGTGAAATGTCGCGGAAGATGCTGGCTACGCCGCGGGCAGTGGAGTCGACCTCGTTCCAGTAGCGGCCATGGTAAAAATCGCGGAGTCTCCGATGGCTGTTGTGGCGTTCCTGGTAGTCGGGTTCGAGCTCTTGTTTTAGCGCTTTCGCGTCGGCGTATGAGATCAAGGGGCTCCGATCCGTTAGCCGTTGTTGACGATCCGCGGGACGAACGCGGACGCGGCGGGCGTGTAGGTGATGTAGACCGCGTACTCGTTCGCGGTCGCCGACCCGGATCCGAACGGGTCAGGTGCCGCCCCCGTCGTGTACGTGATGCCTCGCGTATAGACCCCGGGGCCCGACAGGTTGTAGTAGACGAGCATCGAGTTCGAACTGACCCAGAACGTGATCCAGTATTTAGCCGCGTTGGTGAGCGAACCCGTGACGGTGAAGTCGACCCAGGCACCGTTTGGTGAGCCGGTGCCGTCAGCGACGGACACTTCCGACGACATCGAAACAAGCGCACCCGGAACGCCCGCGTTGTCGGCGTAGATGCCGCAACGATGGCCGATCGCCGACCCTGACGTGTTCTTGATGAACGCCGAGACCTTGGTCACGGTCCCCGCTTCTGTCATCGTGTACGGCCCGGAAGCAATCAGGTTGTTGGCGATCCCGTTGAGAACGTTGCCCGCGCCTGGGGTAGAGGTAGTGCCGAGGGTCGCCATCTAGCCGCTCACCCTTTCTCGTCGTATGCTTCGTTGGTGATTCAATCTGTGAAGGCCCCGCTGCGGCCCCTCTACAGGCGGCTCGTTGCTCGCAAAGCGGTCAACACCGTGAAACGTCGGCGGCCCGCCTCGATCGTCGACGAAGTAGACTTCGCGCTCAGCTTCCAGATCCGGGGCGTCCCGATCATGCCGTTCCAGATCCGCGCCGAGATCGCGCACCTTTTGAAGCTCGTCGCTGCGGAGCAGCCTCGGACGGTGCTCGAGATCGGGACGATGCGCGGCGGAACCCTTCTGCTATTCACTCGTGTCGCGGCCGACGACGCTCTGCTTGTCACCGTCGACCTTTCGGACGAGACGCGCCGGGAGTTCGGCGGCGACAACCACGCCGCGAACGCACCCCTGTACCGAGCATTCGCGCGCGGCACGCAGCGCGTCGAATTCATCGCAGGCGACTCCCACGAACCCGACACAACCAAGCGCATCACCGACACGCTCGAAGGACGACCCGTCGACTTCCTGTTCATCGACGGCGACCACACCTACGACGGCGTCCGCTCCGACTACGAGATGTATTCGCCGCTCGTCCGGCCCGGCGGCCTGATCGCGTTCCACGACATCGTTGACGGGCCGGAGGACGCTGTCGGTGGTGTCCCCAAGTTCTGGCGTGAGATCAAGACCGAGTCAACCTGCGAACTAGTCCAAGACTGGGGACAGGGCGGCTACGGGATCGGCGTACTACGAGCCGCGAGCTAGCCAGCCTTGTCTGCCCCGATGTCGGGGACCGATGTCCGCGTGACACCGTGGATGTCAGTAGCCGGGAAGGTCACGGGGTCGCCGTGGGCTTTCGCGCACGTATCCGAAGCGGAGAGGTCGTAGTTCCCGGTTGTATCACGCGACGCGTCCGTAAACGTCGGATTGCAAACCTGCGCACCAGTCGAGCCACTACAGCCGGTGTCGGAGGTTGATCCAAACGAGTTATAGGTATAGGTCAGGTTCCGGTTGACGTTCCCGCAGGTGTAGCTTCCGGCCCGGTAGATGACCCCTCGCGAGATACCGGGTGTTCCGCCGCACGACACATTGATCGCGCTCACGGTGTCGTAGTCGAAGACGAAGTCGTTGGTGCTTCCGCACGACGCTCCCGCAGTACCTACCGGGAAGATCGTAATGTCGTTTCCGCCCGCCTCAAGGTTTAGCCCCGTCATGGTGTTTTCGATCTGGATGTGGTCGAGTGGTGCGCCGCCGACGTTCGAGGCGAGGATGTTGCTGGTCGCGTTCCGGTAGAAGTGCGAGTTCTTGATGACGATGTTCGTGCCACCCGCGAGCTGCATCCCGTCCGTGTGCGGAACGGCACCGTTCGTGCAAGTCGTCCCCGAAGCAGCTCCAACGCTTGGGTCACGCCAACGATCGACGTCGTGGACGGTCAGATTGTCGAACGTCACATGGTCAGCCGCCCGCGAGGTCCCGTTCCCGAGGTCGAGCCGGTTCACCTGGACCCCGTCCTCCCACGTCCCCGGCGGGAACCCACCCACCGCGAGGCACGCGTGGAGGCCGCTCACCGTCACGTTCTGGATCAGGATGTTGTCGCCCTTGATGTCGAGCTTCTCAAGCCCGGTCGAGTTCTTCAACGTCACATTCGTGATCCACGGCGCATTAATGCTCGGCGTCTCGAGGTCAGCGCCGCCCCCGTCGTTCGCGTTCGCGCTAGACGCCGGGAAGTTGATTCCATCGAAGGTCACGTAGCTCGTATTGACGGTGAGCCCGGCGACCGTCAAAGATGCGCCCCCGTCCGGCTTGAACGAGACGACGCTCGTCCCCTTATTCACGTACGGGATCGTCTGGACGCCGTAGGTGCCCGACTCGACGAGGACGAGGTCGCCGCCCGACGCCGCCACATACGCAGCGTTCAAGTCCGAGCAAGCAGCGGCATCGACGTAGGCGACCGGGGTAGCGCTCCGGGTGCAGGTGCCGCCGTTCGAGTCGACAAAGATGTTGCCAACCGGCGGGCCGCCGCCCTGTCCTGAGGTGACCGTTACAGACTCAGACGCCACGTTATGGTTGCCCGCCGCGTCGCGGCAATCAGCCGAAAGGGTGTAAGTGCCGTTCCCTGACGAGCTCGAATCCCAAGTGATCGCGTAAGGGAACACGGTGTCGTCGAGCAGGTTCGCACCGTTCAGCTTAAACTGCACCCCTGCGACACCGATGTTGTCGGTACACGTAGCGGCCACGTTGACGGAAGACCCGGAAACCGTCGCACCCGAGGACGGGTCGGTGATCGCAACGATTGGAGGAGTGCTGTCTCTTCCACCGGGAGATCCCACCGGGACCCCCTGCCCCCAACCATAGTAGCCACCCACAGTCGCGCCAGCAGCGGCGATAACAGCGGCCGTTACTTTCAGCTTCCGACCCCGAGTCCACGGGTTGAACGCGGATGGGCTCACGGAGACGTCCAGGTCGTACGCACCTCGGACCCCTTCGTCCCGGTCCCAGCGACATCACAGTCGAAGTGGAGCTTGTCTCCCGCCGCAACCGTCTGCGAACCGTCACTCTTGATGACAGCCGGAGTCGCAGCAGTACGAGACGACGTCTCGTTCGCGTCGATGGTGATGTTCGTCGTCAGCATCTCCGTCGAGTTCTTACGAAGACCGAGTGACGGCAGCCCCGACGACGAAACGGTCTTAACCGTCCAAACGGCGCCGGTGAGTGACCATCCGTCGAGGTCGGCCCCGACCTCGTACGTGTAGGAGGCGAAGTCCTCGGCGACCGCGAGCGCAGTACCGTCAGCGATCAGCACGAACTCTTTCGTGATCGTCGCCGCAGCCGGAATGACGAGTCCTCGCATGTTTAGCAGGTAGCCCGAAACGCTTGAGTCCGCGTGCAGCAACGGATGCGAAACCTGACCCGCCGTCGTCGGCTCAGTCGCCGTCAACGCGCCCGCCGTAACCGGGTCGAGGAAGTAGTCGCTCCCCGGCGTCAACCCCGTCAGACCGGTGAAGTAACCGCCGATCTGGATCGTGAACGCGTTCATGCCGCCGACAGCGGAAACGAGCCCGTCAACGTCCGAGTCGGCCGCGACATCCGCCTTCGCGGTGACGTACTTCGCCTGGCCGTTGTCGAAGCGTACGGCCTGGCCGACTGTGAACCCGTGCGCGGTCTGCGTGACCGCGTGCGTGATCGCGGTACCAGACGTCGCGCTCGCGTTCGAGATCGTCTGCAGCTCCGCGACCGCGTCAGCAAGCCGGTTCAGAAACTGGGTGCTCCAGTCAGACCTGTCAGTCGGAGACTCAACCGCGGTCGCCATCAGACCGGCCCCTGCTGCGCGTACGCCGGGTTACGAATCACCCGGCGCGAAATACGACGATTCCACATCGGCGCGTCCTTCTGTAGACGGTTCAAAGACCCGAACTTCGGCATCGACTCCTGCAAGGCCCGATAGGCGAACCACATAGCCATGACCGTGTCCGTAGTCCGGCCGGGATACTGAACAAGCTCGTCAACGAGCACAGCCATCTTCCGCTGCGAGTGCGCGTCCGCCCACGGGATATGCACCGCGCCACGCTCAAACCACGGCGACATCGACTGCACCCCCAGCTCCGGGTCAGGCTTGTTCACGCGCGTGGTGTAGTGCGGCTCGATCCGAAGCGCCTTGTCCTGCGCCTTCAGCTTCGACTCAACCTCCTGGGCGAGCCCCGCCTGGAACGAGTTAGCCTCGATCTTCGAGATCAGAAGCTGGTACTCCTCATGCTTCGAGATGATCGTGTCCACCTGCTGCGGCAACGTCCACTGGTCCCGCTCAAGATCGACCACCCAGAAGCAGCGGTCATGCAGAACACAAGAGCCGGCCGCAAGCACCAGGTGCGCGCAGAACTTCGCTGACCGCGTCAACCCCACAGCCGGGTCGAAACCGCCTACACGCTTCCAGTGCGTCTCGTAGCCGCCCACGGAGTAGCTGCGATCCAGGCAGCCGGGAAACTCGACCGGCCCGATCGTCCCGCCCTTCACGTACTCCTCCTTGAACACCATCCGCGACGCGTCAACGGCGATGTTCCGGTACCGCTTGTTGAAGTTCAAAGTTCCCTGCTTCGCCTTCTGCTGCATCAGACGCTTCCACGGCCACCGCTCCGGCCACAACGTCTTGTGCTCCTCCTCGTCAACGATCGCGTCCTCGAGCTGCAGCTTCCAGAGGTTGCCGCCCTCGAACTGCATCCGCTCCAAATCCGCGTACAAGTCAGCAGGGTCGAACCGTGTGCCAACAACGATCAGTTGCGAGTCCTGATGCTCCGGCCCCGTCTCGACGCACAAGTCGAACCAGTCGCGCAGCTTCCGCCTCTGCTCCGGTGTCGCGCTGTTCTTGTCGGTGACGACGTCGTCGCAGATCGTCAGATCGGTGCGGTAACCGAGAACCGTTTTCGCGCCGGAACCGAACACCGTGATCGTCGGCTCCTTCGCCCTCCGCGTCCGCTTCTGCACCGACATACGACCCAACGCCCACGGCTTATCGTCCTGCGAGTCCGGCTTGAACGGGCCGAAATCACGGATCAGCTCCGTGTTGTCGGTCAACTCCGACTGGATCACCGCCATGATCCCTTCGGTCTCCGTGTCGTTCTTACCGATGATCACGATCCGGACGTTCGGGTCCTTGCAGATCCGCCAGATCGGAAGCAGCGTCGACACAATCGTCGTCTTGCCGTGCGTCGCGGGATAGAGGATGAGCGCGCGCACGTCCGTGCTCGCGGTGTGGATCAGTCGAAGGTGGAACTCTTCAAGCTTCGTGATCCGGTGCGGAAAGTAGCGCACTATGAACAATGCGGGGTTGTCGAGTAGTAGCTGGCGTTGCGCCTCGTCGATCACTTAGCAGGCTTCTTGGTTCCGACCCTCACGATCGCCGGAGGAGCCTCGCCGAGCCACCGCTCGTTCTGCATCTTCAATGCTTCCTCCATCTGCGGCATGACGTTCGGCGGCCCATCACGTTTCACGACGGGCGACGGGTTGTCGTGCGCTTGGACGTGCGGGGGTGTCGGGTTTTTACGCCCGTATTTCGGAATCGCCATTCCGGCCTCCTAGCTGTGCTGGACCGCGTGAGCGGCGTGCGCGTTCAAGTTCGACTCCCACCGCGAGTTGACAAGCGCGATGTTCACGCCACGCTTCAAGGTGCCGCAGTCAGGACACGCCGCAAGCTTCTTGTCGAAGAACAGCGAGCACACCTGACAGCGAAGAAACGTCACCGGTCTACGTCACCGAAATCTTGTCGAACGTAGCCGCGGTAACACCAGTCCGCGGCGCCGCGATCTTGCTGTCGTTCCGCTTCAACGCGCCACGCGCAAGCCACACGTCAGCATCAGCCGACGACGCGAACACCAGCGTCCGCCCGCTCACATGGACAACATCCTGTTCGTCACGGTTCCAAAGGATCGTCTTCGCCATAGGTGTCTCCTAGTCCGCAGTAGCTATGAGCGCGGCCTCGAGCGCCGCTACTTCTTCGCGTAGACGCGTGATCTCTTGCCGCAGCAGCCGTTGACCTTCCGCTTTCGGGAGCGCGTCAAGCTGGTCGATCACGCTGAACGGTTTGCTGTCGTCTTCGTCGTCGGGTGACGCGGGTGGCACGAGCGCGGCGAGCGCCTTCAACGCCTGGACGAGCGCTATCCCTTTGAGGCCGCTGCGGTTGTCGTAGAGCTGCTTGAGCAGCCCGTCACGCATCTCCTCCGGCGTGACAGCAACGTCAGCGTCGCTTTCCATCGTCCTTGATCCGCGCCGACACGTCTTTCGCCGTGCGTGCTTGTTCGGTGTAGAAGCTGCCGGTGAGTTCTTCGAGTAGCGTCGGGTCGCGCGGGATGACGGGTAGTTCGACTTTCGGCATGATGCGGCGGAGCACGTCCAGCGGGATCTTCTCGTCTCTAGGCGGCATCGGCCCTCCGCGCGCCTGCAATGGCGATGCCCTTCTTGTCGTCGCGCGAGCATCCGAGAATGAAGTCGTAATTGTCCTCGATTCTGGCTAGCGCGATGAAGCTGGGGCGGACCGTTTTACTGCTATCCGTCAGCCAGTCTGTTTCGACGAACTCGCGCGTCCGACGTATTTCGTCGAACTCTTCCTCCGAGATAAGACGAATCTCGCCGCTACTAGCAATCGGCGTCTTGAAGTAACCACCCTGCTCGGTGGTGTAGATGAGCATGTGCGTACCGTTCATGCCGCGCTCCTAACTCGCTGTGTTGCATCCGCTTGCCGCTCCTGATTCACAACAGAATCCGTCGAGTCGTGAGCCGTGTAGATGTACAAGACGTCGCGCGTCCTGGCAGGCTCCGAATGCTTCAGAAACCGCGTGTACAGGTCGAAGTCGGCAGCACCATCGAAGCTGGAATCGAAGCCCCCAAGAGCATCGGTGAGAGACTTACGCCAGTAGACGGCGCCGCCAAGCATGTACTGGCCGTGCCTGGTCGCCTCAACGTCAGCCCAAGTACCGCCGCGCAACGCGACCGGCATCCCGGACGGATCAACGAGGACAGTCCTGCCGCACAACCAGTCCGCGTCACCGATCGTACGGTCTACGGTTTGAAGCGCCCGTCTAGAAAGGCGGTCGTCGTCTGAGAGCGGGTGTACGAACTCGCCGTTCGCCAGATCGAGCGCAGCTTGAAAGTCGGCTGCCGGGCCGTGCGACTCGCCGCGGACATACCGGACACGCGGATCAACCGGGACCAGATCCTCGACCGGCTCCTCGCCGCAGTCGTAGACGATCTGCTCCCAATCAGTGAACGACTGGTCGAGCACCGAACGGATGCAACGACCGATCCACTCCGGCCTGTCCCGCGTCGGCGTCAGCAACGAGAATCTTGGCAAGTTCTTCTCCTCGTCCGGAAGCGTCGAAGTTTTCGAGGTGGCGCGTCAACGCCTGCCCATTCATCCCCGGCTTCCAATGCGCGTTCGCGTAATCGTCACGCAGCTTCTGCACCGCCCGCGCAACCTGCCGGCCGGTTACCGGCTGCCGCGGAACCACACCACCCAACCGGCCAAGAATGTCGAGAAGCTCCCGCGACCCCAGCCACTGATAACCGACCTCAATGTCACGGCCGACATAGTCGTCGCCGTCACGCGACCAGTCGTCGATCGCGTCCATCGGCCGCTTACCCGTCCGATAATTCAAATGCTCGACCGTCACATGGCCCATGTACCGGTGCAGGTTGTGCGGCTCAACGATCCGGCACCACGCGACATCGATGAACGCCTGACGGACACCCGGAAGCGCCCACCAGCCGACAGTCCTGACGAGCTCGCCGCCCCAGCAAAGCCCGGACGACAGATTCGTCCCGTCCTCGAGCTCTGCGAGCAGACTCGGCGATTCGCTCAACCACATGTCTCGCGCGTACGAGAGACACCAGTCGGCCGCCGCGTCCTCCAGCAGTTTGTCCCATCCCGTTGTCCGCGGCCTCACGTCGTCGGCGAGCCACCCGTACTGGGCCGCGTCCGGATAGTTGTCGTAGCACCACGACATCGACGCCTGCAACGATCCCCACACGGGTTCGTAATGGATGCTCCAGTTCGCGGGTAGCCGGATGTCCTGGTACTCGTCGACCGTTTCGTCAACGTAGACGACGCCGGGCGACGTCATCCCGGTTGCTTCGCACGCGTCCAGCGTCTCCTGGCACTCCTTCGGCCGTCCCCGCGTCGATAGAAGCCAGATCGCGTCCACCAGACTTGTACTTCCTTTCGCATTTGTGGCGGATGATCGCGAGGTTCACGTCGATCGGGGTGGCGCCGTCGCACTCGAAATCGCAGAACAGACACGACCCCGAGTAGGTCATGCTGCTGCAAGGTGGCGGTTACGCGAACCAGGCTGCACCCGGTACGACCAGAGCACTTCAGGCACAAGCTTGAACACCGCGGCCGCTCCCAAACACAGCTTCCAGAGCTCCCAGTCCTCGCCCGGCTGTAGTCGCTCCGGCGGCTCCGGCCAGCCACCCAACTCCTCCACCAACGACTTACGCACGCACGCTGTCACCGGGATGAAGTTCCCCCTGAGCAGCAACGCGTCGTTGAACAACCGGTTCGGCGTCCAATCCGGCAGCCCCTCAACCCGGCACCACGAATACACCACATCAACATCGGCCGTCAGGTACGGCGCGATCGTTTCGACGTAGTCGGGGTCGAGCGTGTCGTCGTCATCGACGGGAAGGACCCAGTCGCCCTTGGCACGTCCGACCATCCGGTTCCGAAGAACACTCGGGCCGGACCCGTTGACGTCCGTCTCGACAAGGTGCTCACAGACTGGGACGGTTTGTGCCGCCACCGACGCCTTGCACTCATCAAGCAGCCCCGACCGCGACACGACTGTCGGCGTGATCACCGAGATGCTCGTACGCGTCGCTCCACTCATCCGCCCCAACTCCTTGAATGACATGCTCCGCAGCTTTCGCTCGCGCGTTCTCGCCCATCTCCCGCCACGACACCAACATGTCGTCCAACGCGTTACGCCACTCCCGCGGCTTATCGCACCTAGCAAGCAGCCCATTCACGCCAGGCTCAACCCACCACCGGTACGACTCCGACGGCCCCGCAACACACGGGATCCCACACGCCGCATACTCAAGCCCCTTCAAATGCGACTTCGCCTCCGTAAACCTAGACTGCTCCAACGGCACCAGGCCGATGTCCATCACCGCCGTGATGTCAGCCAGATCGAGCTCGTGGAAATGCGTCGGCATCACCGACACCCGCTGACCGGGAGGGACACCGATCATGTCGTGCACCAACGGGTCGCCGGCAGCAACGAACTCCACCTCCGGATGCTGTACGAGCCACGGGCCGATCACGCCGCGCAACACCGCAAGATCGCCGCGACGCCACCGCGAATCACCCATCCAGCCGACACGCACCCTCCGCGTCTCGCGTTCGTACGCCAACGGCGCGTCAACCCACATCCCCCAATCCAGACGATTCCGGATCACCTGAACGTTCTCCTGGTACGGCGCGTACAGGTCCGCGAGTTCCGGTGTCGCGACCGTCAACCCGTCCGCCGCTCCAAGCATCGCAAGCATGTTCGCCCGCATCTCCGGCGACTTCCGCGCACCCGGATTCGACAAAGGCAACCTAAGCCAGTCATCGTCGGAATCGACCAGCACACGCTTCCCCTGCTCACGCAACCGGCCGATCACATCCGCCCAGCCCGGCTCCTCACGCTGATTCAAAACCAGCAGATCAAACTCCTCATCGAGGAGCCACTGGTCGATCCCCTTCACCAACCGCACACCATCCGGCGCACGCTGGAACACCCCGTAATGCACCTTCAGCCCGCCCTGCAACGGCTCCACTAGCCGCGGCACCTGCGCGACGGTGTGACCACGAAGGGCCATCTCACTCGCTGGAAACAAGACCCTGTAAAAACCCGAGCCGTCGAAGTTCGAGGGGAGAGCAACGATCCTCACGCGTTAGCCCAGTCGATCAGCGGCATGTGCGGGGCGATCGTCTTCGAGAGCGCGTCCACGCTGTATTCCATCGCCCGCCGATAGCCGTCACAGAAGACGTAGTAGACGGGCTTCCCGAGTGCGTCCCCGAGATCGGTCTGAACCATCTTCCAGCAAACGTCGAGATGCGCATGGACAAGCTCGTGCACGACCGTCTCACGCTGATCCTCAGGATCTCGGTCGCGGAAACGGTCGTTAAACGCGATCCCGACGTGCCGCTGACCGACGGTGCAATGCGCGTATGCCTCCAAGTGGCTCTCGCAAGATTCATCGCCGATCGTGACCGTCCAGTCCCGAAGCTCCATCGCGTCCGCGACCCAGCGCACGTACTTGGCAAGCGCCTTCCGTTCTCGCTTCGTCACGCGACCACCCGCAGCTCCTCGGGCAACATCGGCTCGCTATCGAGTCCCCATTCGACAGCGACCCACTCGAGCGCCTGCTTCGCCAACGACTCCCTCGGCATCCGCGGCTTACCCGTCTCAGGATCGATGCCGCCCGTCCGCCGCGTCCACACCAGTACCCGCTTGCACTTCACCGGCACAACCTTCCCAACGTTCCGCCGCGACTGATGATCATGCGACGGCTGATGACAGATCCCGCAACGCGGACAGTGGTAGACCGTCCTCGAGCTAGCCGACAACCACCAGCCGTCAAGGTGCCACCACAACGAACGCTCCTCCAAACGAAGCAACACCACCAGCCGCTCAAACTCCCTGACCGAAGCCGTATACGTCCGAGGCATCGACGGGCCAGAACCACCATCACCCCGCAACCCATCAGGGCCGCCAAGCGGATCCGACAACTCCGCAAACCGCTCAGCAAACTGAACCAACACCTTCACCCGCGACTCAATAACACGATCGCGCTCCCTAGATTTGGGCGCGCCAGTGGCGGTAGGCGACAAGACCCTAGCACGAACCACCGGACGACTCAACGACATCACAACCATCACGACTCCAGTCCCGGCGCAAAGCCGGCCTCGGGATCCAACAACTCGCGCTCCCGCAGAAGCGCCAAATCAAGCTCCGCCTGCTCATTCAACGCACGCCTCGCCCACCGGTTAAACGGCAAACCAAGACGGCCAGCCACCGACTTCCACACCGCGTACTCAGACGCCTGAGCCCGCAAACTCTGCGTCACCGACCCCAAACCCCCACCTCCGTGACACAACAAGACAAGACCGACCGGTCTAGCCAGTTAAAAACACGAAACACATACCCAGGGATGGATAGCGCATGGTGAGGAAGGCGGCCGTTAACAACCCCGGTCGGCCCGAGAAGGCAGCGGCGACCGCGTGATCCTGCCGGCTCTCCGGCTACCCAAGCCAGGGGTCGTGTTGGCCTGCGTGTGCCGTATTGCACGGTGCGAGGGTGGGTGAGCTCGGTTGATCCCGCGTCTATCCCGCATTGAGGCTGGAATACGGCCTTGGATGGGGCGATACAGACCTGTTTTGTCCTGGTTGGGGGTGAATCGCGAGTCGGTGCGTTCATGGTCATTCGGTGTCTTCGGTGTCGTTGATGAGCTCGAGGTATGCGAGGTGGTCGTGTGGCTCGTCCGGTGGCTCGTCCGGCCTGTCCCCCCTTAAGGGGTGGGACGAGGCACGGAGCCACGGTGCATTTGTAAGTGATATGTCGTGGGTCGTCCCGTACTCGGGCGCTGCCACGTCTTCTCTGGATTCGTGCTGGTTGATTGGTTTGGTGTTTGTGCGGTTTGTGGCTCGTCCTGGGTTGTCCGGGGTGTGGGCGCTGCCATCGTGGCTCGTCCCGTGGGTCGTCCGGGGGGTGTCTGGGAAGAGGGGTTGGGCGCTGCCACCGGAGGGGTTGTAGACGACGTCTTTGACGGGTCTGCCGAGCTTGTCGGTGCGGCCTGATGGGCCTCGGGTGAGGGCGCCTTCGGCGACGAGTAGGGCGAGTTCGCGGTCTGCGGCGGTGGCGCGTACTCCGAGTCCTTTGGCGATGTCGCGGGCTTTGCTGTCGCGGTGTTCGTCGACCCATTCGATGATGCGTTGCCGTAGCGGTGGCATGTCGGGCTCGTTGTTAGCGACGGTGAACCGCATGGAGCGTGTCTGGGTGTCCCAGGCGATCCGGTAGTCGAGCGGGGTGGCGGCTTCGGCTTCGCGGTGTTCGGATTCGATGGTGACGAGGGGTGATTGGCCGTCGCGGCGCCAGCGGAGCCGTGTCTCCCACACGGACTCGAGGTCGGAGCTGCCGCGCATGTGTTCGCCGGCGTGTCCGGTGTGGTGGACGAAGCTAACGGCGGCTTTCGTTTCGTCGCGTAGCTGGCGTATGAAGTCGATGAGGGGGGCCATCCCGGATTGTTCGTTCTCTTCGCGTCCTGGGTCTTTCATGCGGGCGAGCGGGTCGAAGACGTAGAGGCGCGGCTGGACGTGGACGCCGAGCTCGAGGAGTTCGAGCTGGGATGCTTCGTCGTCGAGTTTGATGCGGGCGTTGGCGCCGAGGAGGAGCCGTCCGCGTAGCCGTTCGGGGTTGATGGCGCGGCCTCTACAGAGGGCGTCGAGGCGTCGCCAGAGCGCGGCCCGTCCGGACTCTTCGTTGACGAAGATGACGGGTCCGGGGTTCGGGATCTCGAGTACGCCGAACGCGGGCTCGCCTGTCGCGATGCTGATACACAGGTCGAGGAGGCCGTAGGACTTGGTGGTTTTCCAGCGGCCGACGGCGGCGATGATGGCCTGGTCGACGATGAGGTCTTGGACGAGCCAGGCTGTCGGGCCTGGGTCGGGTTCGGCTAGCAGGTCGGCGGCGTCGACTAGCCAAGCAGGCTGGCTGGATGGGAGGTCGGCAGCGTGGAGCGGGTGCAGCTCGACTGTCATGCGGCGACCGTGTCGCGTACCGTCTCCGCCCGCCGCAACCAGACGGCGAGCGACCACGCCGCCCTGTGGTCACGCCAATCGATCACGGCCCCGATCACGACCGCGAACGGGTAGCAGTATCCGAGGTCGCCGCCGCAACACGCGGGCTTGCGGGCTTTGTGTTTGTCGGCTGCTTCGACGAGTTCGAGGAGGAGCAGGTGGAACTCTGCGTTGTCGGCCGGGGTCCACCACGGCTGCTCGTCGAGGTTGTGTCTAGTCGGCGTCTCGGTTGCGGTGGCTGCGGTCAAACGGTTTGCCCTCTCATGGTGGTGTTCGTCCCAGCGCGAAGCTGGCCTTGAACGGGCTCGGGGTGACGGTGCGGAGGGCTACTTGGCCGCTGGCACCTTCCCAACCTCGATCAGCCTGTCGAGCAGCCCGAGCGCCGACGTGCGGAGGCCGAGGTCGCCGAACGCTTCGCGGTATCGCTCGTCGTAGTACGGACGAAACACCCAGTACGCACCGTCACGGCGGTTCCAGTAAATCGACCCGGCTTGTTTCGCTGCTTCGAGCGCCTTCGCGTAAACGTCCTTGAAGGCATCCGCATCCGCAACCGCCGCAGCCGCCGCAGCCGCAGCCGCATCCGCAACCGCATCCGCAACCGCAGCCGCCGCATCCGCATCCGCAGCCGCCGCATCCGCAGCCGCATCCGCATCCGCATCCGCATCCGCAACCGCCGCAGCCGCCGCATCCGCAGCCGCATCCGCAACCGCAACCGCAACCGCAACCGCAACCGCAACCGCGCCATACTTCTTCCAAGCTGCCTGTCGCTTGGCCCACATCGCGTCACGGACGCTACGAATCGTCTTGCGCGCAGATGCCCACTCGGCCGGGCCGGTGATCGCAGCGAGCTGCTCGAACTGTTCCGCCTGCTCTGTAGCGCCTACCGCGCGGAACGCAGCCGGCGCGTATTCGTGGACGAGCCAGTCGGCGCACATCCAGCGTCGGACCTCGTCGTCTGCCGTGTTGGTGTTGGTGCCGACAACCTGTGGGATGTACGGCTTGAGGAGCTGCCGGGCGTCGTCTGGCCAGCGGTCGTTGAGCGACATCGTGAACCGGCGGATCACGGGAGATACGCATTTGGGGGTGTCGCTGAAGGGTTGGTGGTTGAAGTAGGCGACGGCTTCGTTGAAGCACATGCCTTCTTCGGGTGTTTTGTGGGAGCCGCTGTCGAGGTGGAGTGTGTCGAGGTCGAGTGATGCGGTGCTCATGCGGCTTGTGCCTCCTTCGCGGCCTCAATGGGCCGGTCGAGTTCGGTATAGGTCGATGCTTCGAGCGCGTGCCCCGACGGCTGCTGACGGCACGTCAACACATAGGCGAGGAACTCCAGATCGCGCGGCCTAGCGACATAGGCTTCGGCTCCGGCGTCGAGTAACGCCGTCAGCCACGACCGCTGGGCGTCGGACACCTTCCCGGTCTCCGTCTTCAACTCGAGGAAGATCACGCGGTCGCGTACTAGCGTCTCGTCGGGGAAACCCGGCTGGGACCGTTCGGACCGGAAGGTGTGGTAGCGGCGCCAGCCGAGCTGCAGGGCGAGCTGGGCGACTTGTTTCGACCAGTCTTTCTCGGTGTACATTGCGAGGGGGAGCGCGGCCTTCACGCGGCTACCTGAGTCCGCACGCGCCTGCGGTTCCCCATTCGCGAAACGACCCGCCGTCTTGCCGCACGATGATCCACATGCGGTAGATCTGTTCGCGCGGCGACACCGTGAACGGATACCGACGCTGGTCGCCGGGATGGTCGAACGCCATATGGTGCGCGCCACCAGCCCGCTTCCACGTCGACTCGAGGAACTGCAAGCCGCCGAAGTACGTGTTGCCGGTGTTGTCGTTCCATGCGCCCTCGTGCTGATGCACGCAGGTGGCTGCACGGAGGAACCATGGTGCGGCGTGCCAGTGTCGCGGCATGGGTGCGGCGCGGACTACCGTTGCCGCCCAGCCGATCACGCAGATAAGCGCTACAGGTACGAGAAGTTGTTTTAGGCATCTGATTGCTCTGCTCTCCTTGACGGGGACGGGGCAGCCGCGGTCACGGCCGCGGGCTTGGTGATCGGTGTGACTCGATAGGTGGCGATGCTTTCGCTAATCGTGCGAAGCGCCTGGCCGAGCGGTGTCTCCAGTTGCCAACGGCAGGCGTCGCCGTGGCGTGAGCAGATGCGTTTGCCGCTCCCGGTGTACGGCGTGTCGTAGAGAAACGCCCCGCATTCGTGGCCGCCGAACATGCGGCCGCAGACCGCGCACGGGATCCAGAAGTAGCCCGCCACGAACGCGTAAATCTGGTGCAACCAACGCGGGATCACGCGTGCCAGCCTTCTTCGACCAGCGTCAGCAGCCGATCGCGGATAGCCAGCGCATCCTTGAGATGGACAACGGTCGCCTCGGCGGCCGGGACGTGCATCCCGAGTTCCTTCGCAAGAGCTTCGATGACGTCGGCGCGGAGCTTCAGGAAAGCGGGGATCTGCGCGCTCTCGTCCCTCTGCGCCCAGATGATCTGGCCGTCAATGTCGACCCCTGATGCGTAGAAGCCGTACTTTCCGGCCGTGTAGCCGAGCCGCAACTCGAACGTGTCGCTCCACGGCTCACGAGTCAGGAACGCCCTCACGACGCATCCTGTTGCGGGATCAGCGCGGGATCAGAAACCCCGAAACCGCTGAAAACCAATGGAGCGTGCGAGATTTGAACTCGCGACCTCTGGCTTGCAAAGCCGAATGACGGTACGTGCGCGTGCGCGATGGTGCGGCGTGATTCGTGTCGGTTGCAGGGTGAAAGTTGTCCCGGATGGGCGCCCGTTGTGGTGGTGCGTGACGGTGTGTGGGCGTGTGTTGCGGGATGGGCGCGGGATGACGACAGGCCAGGAAGCTCGGTGAGATGCCCGCTCACGACTCGCCCCGGTAGGTCGGGTCTCCTGGAAATGGGCCGTCCCCAGCGTCCTGGACGTACACCAAACTCCCGTCCTCAACGAGCGCCTGGATGAACTCAGCGCGCGCCTCGTCTTCCGTGCGGGCGTGGATGAAGTCGGACTCCACCCGGACGAAGAACCGCTTGGTGAGGCGCTCGGTTCTCGGCCCGCTAGACACGCGCTCTCCCGATAGGACGCAACGTGGCGTCCTCCTGAATCTCGAACTGCATGGGGAAGTTGCCGAGCTGCCAGACAGCCCACACGCCGCCCTTCGGAACGTCCTCTTCGTCCTTCACACGAGAGAGGAGAGCGCCCACGCCGCTCGCTGCGCGGACAGTCTTCGGGTGCTTCCCATCAGCCGTGCAGACGAGCCAGAGACTCATGTTCGTCGCTGCGTTGGCCTGCTCGGTTCTCGGCCCG